CAAGAGGGCATGGCTTGGTAGGATATTTCGACAGCTTACGAGGGCATGACTGTTGAAACCGAGTTTCCTTGGTCATTATCGCCTTCCTTAGCTTGGCTTTCTTTAATTACTTTTTCTGCGTGCTCTACATACTCAGGATCTTTAGCCAAGAGAAATACAACATGCTCGTCTAACCACTGAACTTTTGCCCGTAAAGAGATGTTCTGTTTCTGGAGGTTAGAAACCATATCTACAAGAGAGCCATAAGACATGGCCATCTCGTTAATCATTGTCAATAATTCTTCTACCGACTGCGCAGAGGCAGGCTCCGCTGCTTTTCCGTTTTCGTTAATCTTTTCAAACAGATCCATGTAAATACTCCAGTTAATTGGTTAATATCAAATTTTCACTGAAATAATTTACAATCTAGAATCTTAAAAAGATAGCGTATATCTAAGCAATACACGCTCTTATGTATATATTTACAACGGATTACTCTTCCTTGTCAATGCCTTGGCTCATTATCTCTTCCTGGGCATTATTCCATGACTTTAACATGGACTCTGACTTGTTAAGTAGAGCATCTAACAGACTACGATCGTTGTCGTCTGACTTCTCTAACTCTGGCTTCTGCTCTTCCTGAGGCTGCTGTGCCATCTCTGCCTGTTGCTGTGCCATCTGCATCTGCTGGTCAGCCTGAGCAAGTTGTTGCTTCTGCTGCTCTAGTTGGAGCGCTTGCGCTTGGGCTGCCATCTCCTGAGTCTGAAGCTTAGCTGCTTGATATGCTTGGTTTAAACTAGGATCGACTAAGAAGTCGTATTCTGGTTTCTTGGATGCGTTCTCCTCACCGAAGAAATGCTCTAAGAATACTCCGTACTTCATATAACGGACAACCGAGTTGTGGAATGTAGGACTCATCGGTACTTCGCCGCCGTAAGACAAGAGGCGATTCTTGTCTGACTCAGCAAGTAGGTCGTTCATGGTAGCTGTCGTGTTCATTTCTTGAACCTGACGATTAATAACGCCGTCGCGTGTTTCGTTACCAACGCCGTTAAGCTCTACCTTGTACTTTTCCTTAGCTGAAGGAAAGTTGTCGAATACTGCATCATTCAGATCTTCTACCAAGATATCTGCAATTAGACGCAATCCGCGTTCTTCGCCTTGAACAAGATCGTAATCCTTATCGCCGCTGCTTAGTCCTGCGCTGTCGCCTAACTGTCCAAAACCTGCCTCAAGAGGACTGATCTGGAAAGCGCTACATAGTGCACGTACGATCATGTTCGACAAAGTTGGCCATTCCATGTCCTTCATGTTGTCGTTTAGACGAACGTTGTTAACTTGTATTGGCCCAGCCAATACAGGAACAGCAGAACTGTTGTCGGTTCTCGAAGCGTAGTTCTGCAACTCTGCCTTGAAAGTAGCTAAGTCTTCTTGAGAGATCTGTACTGAAGGGTCTGTCGAAGTAAGTACCAACATCGACTTAGTCAGTACGCCTTTTACAAACTGGTTACGCAAGTAAGAAAGACAGTGTTGGTTCATGTATACCAAGAACAGAGCAAACTCAATAGGACTTAAAGGATACCCTTTCAAATCTGTCAGTGCCTGTACTTGGTAGTACATCATCTTAAGGTCACGATCGGTAAAGAAGTTAGACTGGAAGCCATCTATCTCTTGAACGTAAGAGATAGGTCTGTCAAATTCCGGTAGTTTATTGTACTTACTAACATCTTCAACAGACTGGAAAGATGTAGTCGAGTCAGCTTGACTGACATGTACTTTTTTATAAGGATCAACTGGCTTTATCGACTCCACTGGCGCAGGACGAAATGCAACGATAGTTCCGTCAGTTGCTCTTAAGTTCTGACGTGCGCCGCGACCAAAAGTCAATAAGTTATAAGTTTGAGCCTGGAAATAGTTCTTTAAACTACAGTTCTTGAACGTAGGATCTGCGCCTTTATAAATCTCATCAAGGGCAGTGCTGTCGCTCGTGCCACAAGAAAGAACCCATCTTAGAATAGCTTCTTTCTCTGCCTCACGTATTTTCAAAGCCTCTTCGTATGACTCATCGTTCTCATAATCATCTCTATCTAAACGCTGGATGTCGATTACCCGCACACCCTTATCAAACTTACTAGCAGATCTGCCAGCCATACCTGAGACTTGCGTAACGCGGGTGTTGATAATCGCAGAGATGTAAGGATCGATTCCTGCCAAGTCTCTAAGTTCCTGGTCAGATAATCGTCGTCCTTCTTTAGATAATGAGTCGCCGAAGTTAACGTTAGTACTGTACTTACTTGTAAATACAACCTTAGAGCCCTTGTACTTTCGCTTCTTCTTCTCTTCCTCGTTAGGGCGATAATCACCCATCGACTTCTTAATATGCTCTGTAATAACGTTTCGACCAAGTTTGTAACCATCTTCAGTATCTAATGAACTGATGTGGATCTTGCTCTTCTCGTCTTTCTTGTCTTTATTGTCTGTCATAAGTCACCCTTAACAATCTTCAAAGCCAGTTGAGGCGTAAGCGCCGGAGATAGATACACCTAGGTCAGTCAAGTTCTCTACCAACACTTCCGTACACTTAAATGTGCCAGCCAAGAATGCGCCGGTATCTAGAACGGAAGTCTCTACTGGCTCACCGTCGATAGTTACCTTGATCTGCCCTGAAGCAGTGATACCTAAGAAGCGAACAACCTCGTCTGCAAAGTATACGTTGGTAGCTAGAGCGCCGGTTACTGTTTCTGCGACGAGAGAACTTGCTTCGATCTCTACGTAGTCTGAACTAACAGCTGTAACCTTAAACTCACCGCGATTACCAGCATTTAAGGCGGTTGATTTAATAACTAGCGTGTCGTTTTGTTGCACACCTGAAGCTGAGAATACCTTCAAAGCTTCAGCAAAGTCTGCGCCGAGTACGACCGCTGTTTCTGCCACCATGAAGCCGTTATCTTGAACATCGATAGTGGTGGATGTTTTGCCCACAACCTTTACAGGAGTTCCCTGGTTAGAAGTAGTGAACGGACTTGTAAAAGAATCAGTTGTTTTCTCAATCAGTAGGTAGTCACCGATCTGAATAGCTGTCGTAGAAAGTGGAGCAGTTGCTTGAGTTAGGCGCACGATAGTATCCGACAAACGACTGATAGTTATAGCAGTCAAGGCGGTGGTACTTAATGCACGTGCAGTACGGAACAGTGGGTTAGCACCTGTTCCTGTCCAAGTCAGACGCCAAGTAGTAGTTAATGAAGAGATTGGCTGACTAACTTGCAGCTCAGTTGTCGCGTCTAGACCAGAAGAACGCCTAGTGCTAACTACTGTCTTTGACTCAAACGGTGCAAGGGTTTCTGTAAACTCCGAAGATTGCTTTAACTCGACTGCTGTCAGACAAAACGACAGCTTCGATGAGTTTGGTGCAGTCAGCGCGTTCTTCGCAGAAGCAAGGCTGGAAGATAAGTTTAAGGTAAGATACGTAGTCATTAGATATACTCCTTAGGAATGACTTTGGAACGAATATGAACAGAACTGATTCTTTTAATTTTTTTACCAATAGAGATCGCTAACTTCTTTTCCTCGAACGAGATGCCGCCTAGCCTGTCGCCAAATATCCAGACCTCGTCACAGGTGGGCATAAGTTCTTTACCAGAAACTATCATCTCGTTACGGCCTTCTGAATGTGCATAACTATAGAATAATCCTAGTTCATGAACAGGACAGACGAATGTATAACCTAAACTTTCTACAAAGTTGCAGGCTTCCTGACCCATGTAAAAGTCAGACAGAGGATCGTCCGAAAGTGACACAAATATCTTCATCCAATCCTCAGTATTTTTAACAAGCCTTTTACTCAAAAGAGCTATGTTCTGTCAATAACAGAGTCGATAATCAGGTTTTTACGCCTGATACAACCAATCTTAAGGTATTTTAACTCAAAACTCTAGGTGTTTGTTATTAAAATTACTGCCAACTCGGCGATATGGACAAGATGAGCGAGAAGAGAGACGGATCGTACTTAGAAGAGCCTTGAGTAGATATAGCAACAAGGAAGCGTCCAAGAACTGTTTTTGGATGTGGCTTAGGCGCTCCTGACTGAGCAAGGGCTAGCAAAGCTTCCTTCTTGGTCTCGAAAGAAGACTTGAACCATTGAGGTGCTACCGTCCTAACTAACTTACTGAAGTCAGGATCGTAAGACGAGTTATTAAGGGTTGTATAACCCCTAAGAGGGGTATCTAGATCGCAGTCTACTAAGTCTTTTCTGGAAGCGCCGTTGGACGCGAGTTCTAGAATACGCTGCTTCTTAGCGTTTGAGTCGTACTTCTTAGACAGCCATTGTGGCCTAACCTCCAGTAATTCTTTATGGAAAACAGGATCGTAGCTGCCAGAATCAGGATAAGTATACTGCCTCAAGGAGCGACCAAGGGAAGACTTGTCCGAAGGTCTTGGCTCGTTGTTGTAAGCCATGCTCATCAACGTCATCTTCTTCAGTGTCGAAGTATGCCGTCCCTTCGTATTCTTTGATATTTCATGAAATGTGTCTGTCATATTATCTCCTTATATAGAGATAGTCTGTTAAAAATACTTCATTGTCAACTAGAACGAGAACTTAAAACTACTCTTCTTCTTATCTGCCTTCTTACTAACGCCTGGATCGTCTACGATATGCTTTTCTAGACCAGCGTCACGGTAAGCTTGCAAGATCGCGTCTCCCATGATGTCAGGAATGTGAGCGCCTGCGTCGCGGTAAGTTTGGTTAACTGCCTGCATAACTGAAGAAACGTTATCAGTTGCTGGCTTGGCAGAAGAGGCGGTGATGCGCGCTTCTATGTGTACACGAAATGGCTCTAGCGCATACCGAACTGAGTCGATCGGATGCGTATATTCATCGTCCTCATAAGAAGACATGTCAAATGTACCAGTAACGCTCTTTTTATGGCTCCATTTAGAAAAGCATTCAAAAATCCATTTAGACTCGTCATCAAAGTCGGCAATAACGAAGTGAGATTTCTGAGTCGCTGGGTCCCACATCAATCCTCGCAACTGACTTACGCCCTGATCAATAGTTCTTGGCTTGTTGCGCCATACTGCGTACCCATCCGGTGCAAAGTAGGTATGAGCAGAAGCATCAGCCATATCAGGACAAATCATATCTGGCGATAAAGATAAGCATTCATTTTGTTTAACCGTTTCAGCCCATTGACTATTCGAGTAACCAGGTGAATGTCTGCCGTGTAAGATAACGCAGTGATTTGTTCTGCGATTGTATAAAACCGCCACAATTACAGCCGGATCTGTAAAACCAAAGTCGATACCAAAGTTTATCTTCCAGCCTTTTGCTTGAGCGTATTCGTATAAATCTCTCTTAGTAGGTGGTTTTTTGTACCCCTTTTCGATATTTATATTTGCGTACTCGTACCAGTTTTGTCCGCTCATGAATAAAAATACATCTTCAGGCTTTTTGTAATGAAGACCTTTGGACAATAGTGGGAATACTAATCCAGTTGTTTCAGGCTCTAGATTTAATAACTGAGCCTTGATCTTGGTAATATCCTTAACGTCAGATATCCGCCCAGCAACGAACGATATCTTTCTTAGACCAACAGCCGTTGACTTTTGGTTAGCAGATCTAGTTTGGCATACTAAGAACGCCTTACATCCCTTGCATTTCTCGTACGCCTCAATAGTTCTGAAAGACGCTAGAGATAGGTTCTCTTTTTCTTCTGCGTCCCAGATGATTTGCAAAGTATCGTCATTAATAAACGCTTTGTGAATCTTTGGACCGTGATATTCCGGCTCACACTTTTTCATAAAATCAGCTAAAGACCATTTATGCAAAGCAATTACACCATCGTTCTCTTCCAGTTCTGCTTTCTCGATCAGATCCTGTACAGGGCCAGAGTTAGTTTTACGAGAGCTAAGTGATACTGTAATTGGGTCAAAAGCGTTGCCGCACTGAGTAGGCTCAGCCACCATCGCTACTTCGTCCAAGATCTCTCGTTTAATCAAATCAACTTCATCTCGACATAACAGAGAACCTCGCAAGCCATTCGCAGCGGCGATTGTGGCAGCGGTTACAGATACTTTTGCATCTGGCTTAGATGTAAAAGAATTGGCTGGTAGGTTATTAAGCATATACTCATATGCTGAGTGGGTTTCAAAATATTCTATCAATTCTGGTATGTTTAGGAACTTACTGAGGTACTGTAGACAAAACCTAGACTGAGGCTTTAGTGCACTGATTTGTACACAAGAACGCCTAAAATGTACCATTGCCAAGAAGTGAACAATCGCCGAGGTAAGAGTCTTCATTGTCCCACGAGCGGCAGCTACTGCATGCTCTTTCGGCCCTACATTAGTTCTCATAACGTCATATAGTGCCCATACAAAATCCATA